GTCCCATTCGTGTTTGGATCATAGCCAAAAGTCTTAGGGTAACGGAAAGCCCGTTTGATTGCTTGGTAATTACCGGTGGCTGCTGTAGAATTGTACAGCGTTTCACACGCAACGGTACGACGCATCAGCATCCGAAGAGATTTAACAGACTCCCCAAAATTGATTCTGTACCGATTCATGTCAACCACACTCGGACTTCCAGGAACATACTGATCCATAGTATCAGCCTGCACCGTGAAAGGGCTAAGACGTGGCAACACCGATGGATTAGCAAATTCTAGATTTTCTGCTCCTCGGACAAACACCAGAATTTTAACCTCACTGGCGGCAACTGGAGCCGTTAAGAGCGTCAACACCTTTAATGAGATCAAACCGTTCATAGCCGTAGTATCGTTCGCCAAAGCTGGCGTGGTCGAGGTAGTCCAATTGGTAATACTCAAGACGGTATTGGTGCGCAACCAAGGAAGCGCCTGGTGATATGGGACCCTGATTTCAAATTCAGTTTCTTCACCAAGATCAATGATCTTATTATATGTCATGGATCCAGTGTCACCAGTAGTCTGAACAGCAGCGTTAACCGGGTCATACGAAACTCGCAGACGACCCTTATGGTACTTAGAGGCTACCACTCTAAAACGGAAAATAATATCACCACGCCAATTTGCAAAATTGGTGGCCACCATGGCCTGTGGAGTCATATAGTAAGCCGTACCATTAGTGTTAAGGGTACCACTGGAATTAAACAACCAAGGAGTAACCTTAGATGTAAATAGTGGCGTATCGACAGGAGAAGTAGTAGACCATGTAGCTGTAGTTAGGTACGATTCACGACGCACAAGGGCTTCAATCGCCAAAGAATCATCGGACTCAACACCAACACAGTTTCCACCAACTGCTAATTCATTCTTAGCATCAAGTGTTAACTTCTCAACAGGAAAACCTATTTCAGGAGAAGCGAACTGTGGAAATGGGGATGGCCTATAAGGCTGGGTATCTGATACCACAGGCACGTTGGTAAAGCCAAACAATTTAGCGATACCACCAACTGCGCGAGCTCCAATCTCTGTTGCCGTAGCAAACTTACCGAGAATAGGGACACCACGCAATTTTCCTGCAATACCCGCCACCACAGATGCTGGGCGCGAAACCACTCCTTCACCATACTCATCGGCCTGCAAAGCCAGGCCGACACTAGGTCCGGAAAGGATGATGTCTTCAGCCCAAGCATAGACTTGAACTGACACTCCCACACCTGAGGCACCATTAGCACTATCTAGTGCTGCGTAGTTGACAAAACGCAAGGTACCCATGTTTGTGAAATCCGCCAAACGCTGAACAGATAAATAGTCCTTCTGAAATAGGAATGGTAGCTTCAATTCGCCACCCTCGGAATTCATAGGACTAATCCACAAGCCGGGTTGTTGACTATAGGGAACCAAAGTTTGAACATTGGCCGCCCCAACAGTCGAAGCTTTAAATACCGGCAGGGGTTGATAACACGCACGCAATGTACCAAAGTAAAATGGTGACGCATTGACAATGATTTTTAGTTTCAAGTTACAAGAGATAAAAGAAAAATTATTCATCTTATATTTGATACTAGGGTCATTGAAAAATAGTGACCAAGGCGAAATTGTGCGAATGACACCCACAGGGTCAGATTCCTGCCATGTGAAGGTATCAATTCGTACTGGACGCTGCAAGAAATTGGCAAGCGTAGCACGCGTGTTAGCATCTTGCTGAGTGAACCGTTCTTGTTCGAATGTCTCTCCAACAGAAACTCCTCCAAATTCATCCGAAAATGTCGTAGTAACTTGTTCAACATTCATGGCTGGCATAGCCTCAGTTACAATGTCAGCATGATGAATGGCAGGATCAGCACCTGCCTGACTCGAGGATGTTGATGTATCTCCTCGTGAATACGTTTCTGTTTGTACTTGTTTGCTTGCTCTTTTATGAAGCGCTGAAGATGAGCAAATCTCCAAACGCTAACTTCACTTTGTTAGGCACCCTGAACCTAGATACTAAATAGCACTACCATGAGCCGGTGGGTAACATATATACGTGCATACTCATAAAATATACAAAGTAATGAAATGAAACATACAATATGCAGATCACATACATAGACTAGAGTTGGTTTTGGACAGACGTCCGGGAAGATCCAGTTACTCCCCAATTTGGGCACACAAGTCCCAAGGATGCTCGCTTAAACCTGGCCATGAGATCATCCCAAGTAGGGAACGCCATTTCCGCAAAGAATGGGATCAACTCAGGATGAGTCGCCCACTTCTTTAGGAACTTTTGCTCATACTCAAATCTCTCACGCCCATACCAAAACCATTCCTGGTTGGCTGATAGCATAACATCCATCATGTGCTTCTGATCACTCACCGTTTTATTGCGGCAGGCAATCATCAACATCTTGCGGATAGACGCCTCTTCAAGCGGACAAAAATATGCGCCTGCTTCCTCATTCCATACCCAACGACGCTTCAAAAACGAAACGTCATCAATGTGGATGAAAGGAACAGAAGCACTCTCCTTATCAGCCATAGTGTACTCCACACCAATGTGTGCTAGAGCTTTCACTAAAGCTGTGTGATTGAACCAAGAAATCTTAGGACTAACTCCCAGGGTGTTATCATCACCGTATGTGAGTAGCGCCACCAGGCGCTTAAAATCACCCAAGCTCAGATTCATAG